CGCGCTATAAGGATCGACAATAATATTTGAAGGCCCAAATTGAGCAAAATAAACTCTTCCGAAGTCTCCGAACATACCATCACCAGAAGCACCAGCAGAAGATGCAGGAGCAGCAGAGAAGTAACCTGGATAACCCGCTAATCTATCATCTACATATAAAGGATAAGTTGAAGAAACTTGAGCTTCTTTCTTGATTGCTGAATAAAGCTCCCAAGAGTTAACAAAAGATAAGTTTCCATCTAAACCATGATCATCAGCAATTGTTTGAATAGCCTCTAACATATCCGAAGCAATTGATCCAGTTCCAAAAGCTGATTCAGTAAAATCTAAAGTTCCTGAAGTTGCAACGATACATCCTGGAGCATTTGAAACGTTACTTGAAGCAAACATTGCTGTGTCTATTTGTGTTGCCATATTACGTCCCATGTCTCTCATAACTGAAGCTTCAGCTTGAGGCCCGTTTTGAGCTAATATAACATTTGATAAATCTGCATAACCAGTTAATCTGTTTGGAGATAAAGTTACTTTTGCAAAGTCAGCACCACCGTCAGCAGAAGCGCCATTTTCAGTGTTCCATCCAACAGTTGATCCTCCAGCTATTGGAAGAACAGTATCCGCAGCAACAGTTCCTAAATCATTAATTCCAACTCTATTATATAAACCAGAAGCCGCTAAACTATCAACATAAGCGCCAACCGCTGTTGGAGCAATTGCAGAAGTTCCTTGATCAATGATTCCCCTTTTTTCAGTTAACATTGTTGGAATCCCGATTCCTTGTAAAGATTTCCTCGCCTCTTTTTCAGATTCTTGATGCATTTCTGCCTCCAATCCAGTTAGTTGACCACCATTAGAAACTTCTCTAACAGCTTTGAATAAACTCCATCCTCTTGTTTCTTTATCAACATTAATTTTTTGCACTGGAGTTCCAGCTAATTTAACGTTTTTTCTTAGCTCAGATTCTACTTTCTCAGCTCTTTCAATTTTTACATCAACATCATCAATCTCTTTTAAAATTGAATCCATCTCAGTATTTTCCTCTGATGTCAAATCTCTTTCCTCAGCTGAAGCAGTTTCTTTAATCACTTCAAGTTTAGAAATAAAATCTGATCTCAGTTCTTTTAATTCGATACTTGATTTCATTTTTTATTAATTTTTAATTATTTAATTTCGTTTTATTAATTCGATCTTTAGTTTTGCCAACGAACGCGCAACTAAATCTTTTTCTTCATCTTCTTTTCTTTGTGTTTCTTTATAACATGCTAAACCTCTTTGAGCAATTACTAAATCAGATTCAGCCATTCGATAAGCGGGATAAGTAACGGGAGAAACATCATATAATTTATCAATCTTTGTTATTGTTCTCACGTCATTTCCGTTTTCATCTGTTGACCATTCATCTCCATTTTCTGCAACTGTAAAAGCAAAAGATGATTGAGTTATGTTTCCATTCTTCATGTTAATAGCTAAGTCTTTTCCATATGAAGTTTCAGGAATATCAAATTCATATTTTAATCCTTTTTCATCAACATTTAATTTTAATGTTCCTGATGTTGATCTTGCTAAAATTAAAGATTCATCATGATTAATTAAAGCTCTAACATCTGAGTTGTCAATTGTTTCTTGACTTATTGCAGATGGAGAGATGTACTCATAAAAACCTCCTAAATTCTCTGATCTACTATTAAAGATACTTCCGTATCCAATAACAATATCTCTTTTATCTTCCGTTTCCTCAACTCGGCTCTCTATTGTGTAAACTCTTTTTTCCATATTTGTTTTATTATATTTTTTATCCCATATATTCCTTTTTTCTCTTTCGCATGAATCACATGAAACGGAATCGCAATTTTGACATGATTCTTCCTCTATCTCTTCAATAACCTCATCATCTAAATCAATTTCTACTCCCTCCCATTCTTTGCTTTTACCAAAAACAATAGTTATTGTTTCATCATCTTCAATAACTTTTTTAATATGCCTTTTGTCTTTATTTTTCATATCTTCATCATTTTCGTAATAATCTTCATTATCCTTTTCGGCCTCTTCTTGAGTTTCATATTTACACTCTCCCGTTTCCCCCCATTTCCATTTTCCGTTATTACATAATTCAGCTGGCATCTTCTCCTATTTTTTCAATTGTTGTCATATTCATTTGCATAAAGTGTTTGCTTCCTGAATCAATCATATTCATTTCTTCAAATTTTCTAACCTCATTTATTGACATCCATCCGTTTGTTATTGCTGTTTTATAGTAATCAGCCCTATCTTTAACGTTCCCTCTTAATAATCCATTAACATTAAATTTAACGTATTCTCTGCCAACGTTACTCTTTCTAAATAGTTTTAGCCCCATTTCCATTTCGATCTTATTTAAATAAGGCATTAAAGTATATGAAACAAATTCTTGAGATTGCATTTCAATGTTATTAAAACTTGACTTAGATAAGTCTCTTAATAAGTGAGGAGGCAAACCAAAAATACGTGCCACTTCAGAAACACTAAATTGCCTACTCGATAAAAACTGGGCTTGATCCGCAGAGATACTCACTGGTTGAAATGAAAGCCCCTCTTCCAATACTGCGGTTTGATTTGATCCACTTAGTTGAGAATAGTTAGTATTAAAGCTATTACGCAGACGGTCAATAGCCGTTTCTGATAGAGCTCTATCTGTTTTTAAGATACCGGATAGCTTGGCCCCATTCTTGAAAAATGTTCTCCCAAACTCCTCCAAATCTCCATACCATCCAATTGCCGCTTTACATTGTTCGATAGGGCTCAAGCCTGTTATTCCATCGCTACCGGTGATTAACTTAAAATGAAGCATGTTATCAGAATCAATTGTTTCTCCAGAATCTTCATCAGTATAATAAACTTTATTATCTAATACATAAGTTTCAATATTATTATATTTATAAGGCAATAATTCTATTGGCCTCCCTAATCTGTTCCTTACAATTTTAATGTAGCTGTTCCCATTTGTTAATAAATCCATCATTATTTTTTCAATAAAAACGTTTTTATTTTGATATGAGTTCGGTTGATATTTTAATAAATAGGAAAGTTCATTATTCACTTCGCTTTTATCTCCATTTTTTTCAGTTTTATAAACTCCAATCGGAAGAGTTGAAACTGATTCTGAAAGTAATCTTATTGCGGCCCATACAGCCGAGAAAGTCATTGCTTTATCTGGAGTTACTTGAGTTGCCGCTCCAAATGGCATGCTATAATTAATACCTCTTTTTTCTTTTTTTTCTGATCCCTTAAAATAGTTTTGAATGTTTTGCAGTATGCCCACGATATAATATTTTTGCAATTATAACGAAAGATTTATCTTTTTTTGTGTAACATTGTTTCCTTTGTTTTCCTATCTCGACAAACTCTAAAGGAGTTATAGTCGGAATATTTACGTTTCCCAAATGTTTCTTTATATTCATTTTCAAGCTCTTCATATGCTCCAATTAGTGTTTTATGATGTTTTGCTTTTTTCCAAAACTCTCTAATAAATCCATCGGCTGAAATTAAAATTATTTTTTCTTTCATTTATATTAGTATTAAACCTCGATCATTGTAAACGGAGGAGATGTCCTCTGTACTCATATGCTCTCCGAGACTCATGATCAGTGCTACTATCCCATCAATCTTCTCAGAACTCCGAGCCTTATTTGGTTTTAGGTTTCCAGCCCCATCTTCTTGCAAAGCTATATTTGAAAGCATCCAAGATATGACTGGATTCCCATCATGAATAATATTTTCTCCCAATATTATCTTTTCCAGTTCTTTTGTTGGAGCTGACATACTCAAAAAACCTTGCCCAAATGGGCTCATTGGAACGCCTTCATTTGTTAGATCAATTACTAATTGCGAAGCATTCCATCTATCATAGCCCACAGATTGAATATTAAATTCCATTCCCAATTCCATTATTTTTTGTTTTATAAAATTATAATCAGCAACATCTCCATCTGTTGTTATAATATGTCCTTGATTTTTCCATGTTATATAATCAACCTTATCTCTTTCGCTTCTTTTTTTTGCATTCTCTTCAGGAATAAAAAAATATGGAATCATAATAAAATTTTCATCTACTTTGAAAAGTAATACAAGAGCTGAAATGTCTCTTGTTGATGCCAAATCTAATCCAGCCCAGCATGGCTCTCCTTTTAATTTTTCTCTATCAATTTCGCCTTTACATGCGTCCCATTCTTTATGGGTAATCCAAGCCGTTTGAGAATCCGTCCATATATTTAACATTAATCTTTTGAAAGTGTTTTGATATGATGGAACGTCAACAGCTCTTTGAGATTCTCTTTTCATATATTCCTCTCTTAAGCTGATTCCATAATTTGGATTCGCTTTTTTAAATGTTGAAATTTTAGTTATATCATCATCAATATCAGCCTCAAAAATGGCAGAATAAAAACTCTCGTCTTTTATTATTCCATCTTTAACTTTTTTTGCATAATCGTAAACCTCCCAGCAAATTGAGTTCCGATCATAACCCGCTGTTGTTATAGATATGCATAAAGGATTTCTACGGGCTCCAGTTGATGTCAATAATGTATCCCATAAATCTCGATTTGGCTGAGTGTGTAATTCGTCAAAAATTATACAATTAGCATTAAAACCATGTTTTGTTTTTGCATCAGAAGAAATGGCTTGATAAAAATTTCCCTTTGATTGATTCGTTATTGAGTTTCTAAAAACTTTCGATCTCTTTGTTAGCTCTATGTTATTGATAATCATTTGTTTAGCTATCTCAAAAACAATACCAGCTTGAGCTCTATCTCCAGCGGCTGAATAAATTTCTGATCCTTTTTCACTATCTCCAAACAACATATAGAGGCCCAGTGCCGCGCAAAGAGTCGATTTGCCGTTCTTTCGGCTAACCATGATTAGAGCCGTTCTATATTTTCGTAAATCTGTTTTTTTATTTTTCCATCCAAACAAATCTCCAATTATTTTTTTTTGCCAATCTTCCAAAAGTAAAGGCTTTCCAGTAAGCTCTCCTTTTGTGTGAGTGCAAAAAGTTTCAATAAATCCAATAGCCTTTGAAGCGGCTTCTTTGTCAAAATAATATTTAGTCAAAATAATTATTTATTTGAGTATTGTTATTCGTTACTGGTGCAGAAATTGAAGCTCTTGCAACGGGGGTCAACCCAAATTGAGTTGCTAATTTTAATGAGTTATTCAAAGCGTCATTCTTTATTTTAATTAAAGGATGAGCTTGACGCCTCAATAAATCTCCTTGAGAATTTTTAAACTCATCAATTCTGTTTTCTTCTCTGAGTTTCATTTCGCATTCAATATAAAGAGCGATCTCGTTGCAATAAGCTTCAATTAATTTTAAATCTACTGAGTGCAACATTTGTAAATGATAGAGCTGTTGTGTAACTTTATCCCATTCGTTTTTTCCGATTTCAGAAAGCCAAGAGGGAGCTTTTGGCATTTCAGATAAAACATCAACTTGCATTTCGTTTTCTATTACTCTGCAATTTCTTTCTGTTCCTTGTATTTGTTTTAATTTACTTGGTAGCTTTTTTCTTCCTTTTCCCATTAGTTATTTTTGTCGTTTTCCGCTTTAAAACTGGTGCCAAAACCCTTGTATTTGGTAGTGTCTTTCATGTATTTTCCGCATTTACATTTTGATTCTTTTACTCTAATTTTGTTTTCTAAAAAAACCAAAGTTTGTTTTTTTATATTTTTTTTTACGTTGCAATTTGAACATGAAAATACAGCCATTTTATGTTAGTTTTAGTTTAAACTTAAACTATCGTATAGTAAACTTTCAATTTTGGATATGAAAAAATGAAAG